CAGACTTTTCTTCGACTGCTGGCATTTCAAATGGTATCTCGTCCACTGTTTCCACTATTTCAGTCACTTCAACCTTTTCAGGGGTCTTTGTGGGCGGTGTGGGTGTGGGTGTGGATGTGGATACAGTTACCGAGGCATCAGGTTTGTTCATTCCATACGGACGGTAATACTGAGCCCAACGGTCTGGATCATATGCTTCACCATCAACACTTGCTTCAAACATTTCCTTAATGATCTGCAATTCAACATCACCAGGTTTTTTAGGTAAGAAGTCACTAAGGACATTTAGTTTATATTTTTCAATATGACCTAGTTCTACTTCATTAAGTGCCGTTTCCTTGCGTGACCAATTACTCGTTGAATAATCAGCATATCCACCCTTGCTAGTCTTAACAATACGAAGATCTAATCCTTGTGAATAATCAGTTGGTAATTCTTCCATTTCTGGATCCATAAGACTACTTTGAATAATCTTAAAAATCTGCGGACTAATCATAAACCTGCGAATTGGATTCTCAGGTGGGGATTCTTCACCCATTGGATCTTGATGAACCAACCCTTGGAATAAATAACTACGCTTCTTCCAATATGTACGTCCCATATCTTCCATTCCCGTTACTTTAAACCAAGGCCGAACCTCAGCAAGCACTGGGCAGGTTTCATCTGGTCCGTACATTTCCATACACGGAACTTGCACTAGTATTTTTTTACCATCGCCATCTTTAATACCATTAAACGGTAGCTTAATCATTGCACGTTCTACCCAAAAGAATGGGTTGGATGTATCTCCATCCGGTAGGAACCGCAATGTTGCCGTATCCCCCTCGTCAATGTTCCAATGTGCATAAACTGTATTATCACCTGAAAAGGTTGATGATTTTGTGTTTTCCTGTGCTGCTAAACGAGCACGAATATCTGCTAAATTTGCCATAAATTTTCTCCTATATTAGACCTATGTTTCTTTTTAAGTTTTGCCTAGTTCAAATCAACCTTCCTGGTTGTTTGAACAATTATGCATTCCTTGTTACCAAGTATAGCATAAGTCTATTTATCTTGCAATTAGTTTTTGTACTTTAATCTTGATCTAAAAATAATAGCAATTTGGTTCTAATATCTTTTAATGATATATTCTCGAACCATTCACCACGAACATGGTTTTTTTGGAATTGCAGATGTAGATACTTCTCTGCCTTATGTGGGTTTTTTCGTTCATCTAAGTATTCTAACTGCAATGGACAAGGGTTACCAGTTTGCAACGCTTTCATCCTACGTTCTATATTGTTAGTAACCCCTATTTTAAATAAATTACCCGCTGATATCACATAAAGATGGGTGTGCTTAGACGGTTTCTTTACTCTAATTTTTATTTCAGCATAATTTTTCAACTACTGACCTGAATGGTAGTCCTTGGCAGCAACTGCCTTTGGGTTAATCTCTGATGAATGATTTACTTGAGTCGTCTTATTTAACCCTGCTAGCCTAAGCATATCATTGATTTCAGCATCTTCTCCCAACGACTTTGATTTGGTTGCACGTTTTTTGTTAAAATCCGTTAAGCAATCACGCGGATCACCCAAGCATCCCTGTTCTGCACGGTGTGCTTCGTATGAATCACCAGCAATGCCTCGCAAACGTTTCATGTCAGCATCCCATCTCTCGTTATCATTATCTGCTTTCTTGTTAAACGAATCCCATGGCGAGGTAATCCAATCACCCAAAGAGGGGTCATTATCAAAACCTTCCTGCATACCCTCTTCATCCGATCCATCCGATTCAACATCGTTTATTAAATCATCTACCTGATCACCACCAGCAACCTCTTGATCTTGTTCGTATCCTAATCGATCAGCAACATAATCATACCCATTCTCATATAACCAATCTACTATAATAGGACGGGCATCCGCTTCTGGATCACTCTCTGCGACATCAGCTAATTGTGCCATTAACTCTTCTTCATCAACTAATTCATCTAACATTTCTTGCACATTCAATGCATTCACACCAACTGGGATAGGTTCCTTGAACTTTTCTGCTAATTGTTCTGTGGGGAATGGGGTATTGGAAATATCTTCACCCAATCCAATTTGTTTTAATGCATTGGATAACTCATTGGTTGGTTCATCTATTACAGTAGATAAATCTACCATTCCTTTGAACTTTCCGTTATTTTCTTTAATCCATTCTATTATAGTAGGTCTTACATCCATAGTGGGATCTATCTCATTTAACGCATCCAATTCATCAAACAAGTCATCATCACCAATGATATGGTATATTATGGTTCCCGCATCTGACGCAGGAATTGGTTTACTCAATACTTGACGTAATTGTTCTAATTGTGTATTTGTTTTTGGTATTACCCAAGTTCCTTCTGTTATATTTTTATTCTTTAAGTGGTGATTAAACCGATTTACATACATTTCAGCCTTTTCTCTAGATATATTACCAATTGCTACACGCTGATTGTCTGCTGTAACACCGACTATTCTAACACTAACATTAGGATCTTTATCAAAATATACCACTTCAAAATGTTCGAAATCTTCTACTTCCCCTGACATTTCAGAATCTGCTGTTACTACCTCTTGTGTGTTCGAATTCCACATTGGCATTAATTTTTCAACATTAGAAGCAGGTGGATTTACTACTCTGTTATTAGTCCACGGTCCCTGTATTACCTCACCTTCTGTGACTTTGTGCGCCCAGTCGTTAAATTCATCTATTTGCTTCATATCTTTGTTCTCTCTTGTGTGTTCAGTTGTTAACTGCCCCGGCATCACATCACCTTCTGCCATTTGTTGCAATCGTGATATCAATGGCAATGCATTTTCAATCTTTTCATTTACTGGATCTTTAATGAATACATTGCGCAACGCATCAGTAATCGCTTCATTTTCTTCTATCTGCAATGGTTTCCACGATTCAGCATATTTTTTATAGCCACGCTTACTAGACAACGATCTCATCTTGCTTCGCAACCCATTATAATGTTCTTTACATTTTTCACGAATCTGGTTAATTTCACCCTCTTGTTCATTAAGTGATCTTATTCTCAAAAATCCACCCATAGTAGCAATATCCTTTACTGTTTCAGATATATGAACACCAAATTGGTCATATGGATTTCCACCCTCTGATACATGCCGTGCCATTGCTCTAGCACCACCTACATTCACGAACGGTAATTTAAATCGTTCACCATCACCATTTTCAACGAATAGTGATTTAATATTGCGAAATCTAGCGTCGTCTTCGCCTAGTCGTTTATTATGTTTCGCAATAATGCGAACTTTTTTGGATTGTGGATTATAACTTGTTTTAGATGTTCCAGTCCATTTCCCTTCAAACAAGCCCTCTTTAATAGCCGCAATGCCTTGCATATTGTATTTCATTTTATTCATATTTGATGGTTTGAATTTTTTAAGATGCCGTATTGAGAACTGTTTCAGAATATAAAGAAAATCATACCAATAGTTCTTGTCTTTGCCACGCATTGACTTACCAATGTTATCACCGAAGAATAACTCAAAATTTGATTCATCATCTATTAGAATTACAGCAGTGCCATAATTATTCTTGCCAACCGTGAAGTCAAACCTGAATATACTAGCATCCTCTACATCTAGCACGGATTTGCCACCAGAATCAAAAGTCTTTACTTCAAAATCTTTGCTTATTAATAAATCAAATAAGTCTTTGGATATACTATCACTCATAAATTGTATTTAGCTAAATTATTATTCATAGTCTTCATCTTCCATTCCTTCATAATAGTATCCACGGTCATCCCAAATTTTGTTTGCAACCATAAAATCTGCTAAATTATCAAATGTGATCCAGTCATCGGATTCTTCCATCCCCATATTAGCTATTATCTCCAGAAAGAACTTACTTGGTATCAAAAACCCATATACTGCCACGATGTGCGACTACCGTGGTTCCTTCACCGGCTGTGCGGTGGCGAATGATCATTTCATTCAGTGGTATTAATTCTTCAATAAGCATACCGATATTTACCTAAAACATAATAAATGGCATTGGGGATATTGAAACATCCCCATGATCTTGCATTTGGGCACTAAGTCCAGAATCATACGTTTTTAGTTGTTGCATCATCCGCACAATTATCAACAATGACATCACCAAGTCATCATTTTCCCCTTGCTTTGCTTCGTAACTAACACCCTTGCTAATAAAAACCTTTAATTCACTTATTAACGGTTTGCTATAAATGGTTAATCTATCTGATTCAACTAACGATTTTAACTTAGAACATGCTTCTGTTTTTGTGGTTTTATTTGTATTGAATCCTTTCCTTGCTATTCTAGTACTACGTGTTTTTTTTGTTTCTGATACAAAAATACCACCCATATTCTCTTCACCAAATTCATCAATGGAAATTAATGCAGCTTCACCCACCGTGTTATTCTCAACACTAAAATATATATTGTTTTTATTGACAGGGGTCTTTTCATCAATATAATGCATTATATCACTCATTATCTTTATCTGTGCTGGAATAGGTGTCATATTATGCTTCCATTCTGCAACTTGTGTTGTGGTATTAGCTTCAAACACTTGTATACCTGCATAATCCCCACCAGTGCCTATACTGGGGTCTAACGATATACAATATATAGTATCTTTTCTGGGTTCTTTATACCACCTAACTTGTCCTTGCATTCTGATTGGGTCAATGCCTTGCATCTCTGATAAAACCATTGAATTTATTAAAGTTTCTTCAAACGACACGAATTTACAGTTGTGTTCGCGTTCGAATTGTTCAGGTTCCATTTTAGCCCTTTCTTTTTTCTCCCAAGCAGCATCTCGATCAGGGTGATCACTCCATATCGCTGAATACGGTCTATATCCATTAATTCCCAATTCGGTTGGGTTTCCGTATTCATCC